CTATGGGGTTGCCAGGATAATCCCGCGCAGACGCAGGGTTGCTGTAAAGGTTCCCGATCCGGTTGCATCCCACGTCCACTGGATGCGTCGCTGAATCAGGGGTAACGTAAAATCTGCTGTGTTGACAGAGAGAGACGCGCCCGACGTTTGGAAGAACAGTCTCTTGCTGCTCTCCCCGGCCTCAAACGGATGGTATGCCATCGTGGCCGAGCCGCCTGTGTCGGATATTCCGGTTGCGCCGCTTATGGCAACGGCGTTGTCCGGGACGACAGCTGTGTCCTCCAGTTCTAAATCCATGAACTTGCTCGCCGATCCGAACGTGTCGGTATTGGTCTGTGAGCGAATGGAGAGCGTATCGCCATTGGCCCATGCGCCCGGTGCGGATGCTGTCAGGGTGATGGTATTGGTTCCGGTATTCACGTCTGAAATCAGCGCAGAATCTCCGCGCGTGGTGTTGTACAGCACAAATTTCATCAGGTTTCCCGACCCGGCAGGGTCGATGGCCGATTCCGCCCCGGAACTGGGCGCGTTGTAGACCACCGTCGCGCCGCCGGGCGTTCCGTTAATTGTCGCGATGAAATCGAGATCGGACGCGGACGTGATTTTTATCAGATTGTTGGCTGCCGTAAGCGGATACAGCGTACGCCCGGTGAGCAGCGTCACGGCTACTGACCCACCAGAGCCAGCCGCATCACAGCGAGCGAATATCTCAGGAGAGATATACGACTGCCCCGCCGCGCTTCCGGCGGTTGTGCTGGTGACAAGATAGTCACCCGCCGATGGTGCGCTGCCTGCGTAATTGACGAGCAGCCGTCCACGGGTGGCTACATAAATATCTGCGCCATTCACGCCGCCGCTGTAAACAATGCACCAATTGGCCTGCAAGCTGGCGGTAGTAGTGGTTTTGAACTCATTGTTGCTGTCCAGATAGCCCGCTGTCCCAAGGGAAACCGATCCTCCGCTGCTATTGGTGACACGCCGCACAAAGACATCTCCGAGCACGGTCTGAATCCAGCCCTCCAGCGCCCGTGCGGAAGATGAGCCGATAGAATAGAGAGCATCGCTATCAAAGAGCAGACTCTGATTGATGGCAGTGGGGTCGTTCAGGTTATCCAGCGCCGTACTGGCCCCTCCGCCGCCGCCCCCGATTCCCACATCGACGGCGGTGGCCCCGTCCGGCGAGAACAGCAGCAGACATTTGTTCCCGCTGAGAGCAAAATCCGCCTCGCCGTTGAGTTCGATGTTGCCTGTGCCATGCTTGACGGTAATGGTGTCGCCCGCGTCGGCCCGGACGAGATAGAACTGCCCGGCTGCCAGGCCGTTGATGGTATCGAGGTCGTCGGTCGTTCCGGTCTCGGCGGCGAGGATGTGCTGGCCCTGCGTGGTCGTCACCGCCCCGCCGCTGAGGGTCAGGATGGTGGCCGCCTTCAGCAGAAAGTCGGCCCGAATGGTATTCCACTGCCGCCCCAGCCACAGCCGCGCGTCGACAAAATCCTTCTCCTCGGTGATGGCCGTCTGCCCTTCGCGCAGGGTCACCCCTCTCAGTGGGTAGACATCTCCACTTAGGGGAACCGCCGCCACATCCGTGAGCGTGAACAGGCTGAGGACGCTCACTTCGTCCCCGCTGGTCGCGCCCAATACCTGTGTCACCGGATCAAACCAGACGATACACATCACCTTCGTGCTGGCGCTGGCCGGGATTTCAGCCGTCAGGTCGAGAAAGCCTCCGGAGAAGGCATACACAACGCCGTTATACTCATACAGGAACGGGCGCACATACACCGTCATCCCGCTGCTGACCTGCACCAGCCCGACGCTGATTCGCCGCGTGGAGACCGGGTCATCGTAGCCGAAGCCGATCTCGTGGCTGTGCTGGCCAACCCCCATGCTGGGGGCCTGGTCGCCCAGGAACTGCAATGCCTGGGTCAGATTGACGCCCACGACATACAGCACCCCGGCTGGGTCTCTATCCAGCCATACCGGCATCCGGGGGAGACGGCCCGCGCTAACATTGATCGCCTGGGCAATGGTGCGATCCGACAGGGTGACATAGTTCCATGCGGGGTGTTTGCCGTCCACCTCCAGCGTGTACTGCCCGCTGCCCTCCGCCTTGCCCAGCGTGGCCGGGATCAGGCTGTCGTTCCACGCTTTCGCGCTGGCCCTCCCGAAGACCCGGCGCAGTTCCTTTATGCTCATGCCTAGCCTCCCGCAATCCCGACGAACGTCTGGGCCGTTGGAAAACTCGCTGGGATATTCCCTGATTTGCTTTCAACCGCCGTGCCAAAATCGGTGGAATACCCCACCGCCCCGAAGTATCCCAGCAGATACAGCACGCTGTTGTCGTCTCCGGCGATGAAGGTGAGTTCGTAGGATGAAGTGGAGATTTCTGTCCAGCTATTCCCGCCATTGCGGGTGACAAAAACCCGATGCGTGAACGTTGCATCCTCGTAACCGGAAAGGATGCAGCTCAGGCGATCATTCGGGCAGACCATGAAATTCCAGTTCCGGTTGGGCGTGTAGTATTTGCCGCCGGAAACCGGGGTGATATCCGAGATCGACAGGTCGGCATTCTGGCGATACAAAACCCCACCGACGCGCCCGACTGGCTGCCCGGCGCTGTAGCTGTACCCTCCCATGTAGAGGATGTTCTGATTAACATTGTCATCCCACGGGCAGCGCACAGACTGCGCTAATATGTTCTGAGGATTGGGATTGGTCACCTTCGACCAGCTCGATCCATGATCGGTGGATTTGTACAGCGCCCCGCTCAATGTGCCATTGTACGCGCCCGTCACATCATAGGCCCCCGCATACACCAGGCCCGGCTGGCGGCTGGAAACAAACACGCTGGTGTACCAGCCAGCCGAAAAGTTGGTGTCATAGAATTCGGAGATCTGCACCTCTGACCAGTTCACCCCGTCGGTGGTGATGGCCGCCCACGTCCCCGTGTGGCCCGCCAGACTCCGGTAATACAGGGCCGCCACCCCGAAATTCTGCTGCCCCCAGCCGAACTCAATGGTGGCATGGCGCTGGTTGGTCGCCCAGTCGATGGTGTTCCCGCCGGAATAGGTGTATTGCAGGGTCACCCCCGGCGTCACTCCCAACAGGTCGGTGAGGCGATAAATGCCATTGGTGGCCACCACCCAGCCGTTCACCGTACTCCCCGTCCCGATATACAGCGGTGACCAGGGATCAACCGAGAACCCCAGGATTTTCGTGATCCCCGTCGCTACCCGATCCCACGTCGGCCCGCCCGCCGCCTCCGGCGTCGTCCAGTCACTGGTGCGGTAGAGATAGCCGTCGCTGTTGATCAGGGCCATGTTGCCCGTGCCCTTGTTCAACCAGAAGGAGCCTTCTCCAGCCAGCGGCTCCCATACAATCTGCGGGAAGGTGAAGGGGGGAAACTCAAACGGCGGCAGGTTGGCACCCCCTTTGGGCCGGATCACCGTCGTGGCGGGCAGGCCCTCGGTCTCCTTTTCCAGCCGCAGTTGCACCGCTTTCACCCGCCCGGTGCGCTCGCTGCGATGCTGAATTTCCACTTCATCTACCAGAAACCGGGCATCGGTGAAGCTGAGGCCGCGCTGGGCGGCGGTCGCTGCGCTGATGGTCATCCGCACCCACTGCATCAGGGCGGGTTCGATTCCGCCGTCATTCCCGTGTGCCAGCGATATGGTAAACAATCCTTCCGGCGCATTCAGCCGGGCGTAGCGATGTCCCTCGCGGGCGTTCAGTTCGGTTTGATCGGCCACCAGTTGCTGTCCCTGCGTCTGGTCGCTCTCCCCCTGTCCCGGCGCTTCGCCGGGCGCGATGCAGAACAGTGCCTCAATGGAGCTGGTGGTTGTGCCCGCCTTAATCGCCTCGCCATTCAACCAGTGCACCCTCGGCGGGCGCTGGTGCTCGTAGGAGAGTTCTGTCCAGTCGGTCTCGTCGATGTCCTGCTGGATCGTGCTGGTCCGGCTGCCGCTGTCCAGCAGCATCGGGTCGGGCAGTACCCACAGCCGCCCCCGGCTGTCACACGTGAGGCGGTGGCCGATGGCCTTCGCGCGCTGATCCACCTGGTCGTACAGATTCTGGCCGTCGCTGCCCAGGATTTTGAAGGGATAGGTGCTCCCCAGTCCCGACCACTGGAAATCCGCCAGATCAAGGGCGTTTGAATGCCACATCAGCAGATAGTGCAGATACAGGTCGATGTTCGCCCCGGCCATCTCCTGCCAGTCATCCGGGCTGGCCTTGCGGGTCAACTCCTGAGGAAAGCCCGGCAGCGTCGCCAGACGGCCCGCCACGTCCACGCAGGCCAGCGTCGTATCCCGGTACAGCCCTTCGCGCTGCGCCCCGATGCTGGCCGGGTCGGTCTGATGGAACCCGACGAACTTCATATGCTCGCGGCCCGTTGGCCCCGCCAGGCTGCCGTGCACGCTGGCGAGCACCTCGTCCTCAAAGTACATCACCAGCGTGCCGTCCGGGACGTCAGACTCGGCGATATCTTCCAGGATACGGAAGCGCATCGAGTGCCCCTCGCGCCGCAGGGTATCTTCCTCGACCACAAAATCGCGGATCGTCAGGCCGTCGTCCACCTCCGCCGCAAACACCGGAATATGGCACGTGTGCGTCTTTCCGTTGCTGTCGGTCACCGTCAGGTGCACCCAGCGGAATCCCGCCGGGAAGGTGGCGGTGATAGCCGAGGATGCACTCGTCCCGACCGTGATCGTGCCGTCGTCCACTTCCCACAGATAGGTGCTGATCGTGGCTCCATCGGCGGTGGCGAAACTGCCCGTGCCCGAAAAGCTCACGGTGATCAGTTCCGTGTCCGGGTCGATGAACCCGGCATATCCCACCCCGCCGTTGGCTACTGGGGGCATCTGCGTGCCGAATGTGCCCAGCGCCAGATCGAAGTCCTTCAGAGTGGTCCCGTCCGACAGGATGCGCGGAATCTTCGCCCAGACCCGATACTCGTCCAGGACGGTGATATGAACACCATCCCCCAAATACACCTCGCCGTCGCGCGTGCCGATGCTGCTCTCTCCGATGTACAGGATCGTGCTGGTGGCCGCCTTGCGCACCCGCTGGCGGCCCAGATCGTCCGCCCCCGCGCTGCTGCCGAACAGCACCGTCATGCCGGGGCGGATGTCCGTGTACGCGCCGGTGGTCACCGTATCGAACGTCACCTGCGCCAGCGGGTACGTGAACGATGCCTCGTTGACCAGCGCAGCAAACACAATGGCGGGGCGGTGCAGGTACAGATACCCGCGATGGTGTTGCGGGTGCGAGCGCCACGATACCATTAGCTGGCTGTCTCCAGATCACGCACCAATATCTCGATGTTACGGGGAAAGAAGGAATTCCAGCGCGCCTCACGCCCCATCTCAGGACGTACGGCTACGCCGTTCTTTCTGACCCACGCCCACGTATCATCACGCACATACACCGTCACCTGATTGGTGAGCGCGTTGTTCAGCCCGAAGGCCGTCAGCACCGTCAGGTACTGGGCTTCGTCTTCAAGCACATCGAAGTCCAACTCGACGTACTCGCCATCGTCATACACATCCCCGCTGGCAGTATGCGTGCGGCGCGTCGGCTGAATGCCCGTCGACGACGGCTGCGGGGTAAGCTCGTTCAGACTGATCAGCGCCACGTTCCACCCGTCGGCTACTTTGTACGTTGTCATGCTGCACCTGCCACTTCATTGAGCGCGTCCAGCAGCGCGCGCCGGGCGATCCGGTAGGTCTCCTGCGGCCCCATGCTGGTGGAGCCGTTGATCGCCAGGCTGATGCTGGCGTTAATCGTGCGTCCCCCACCGCCCCCGGCCACCGCGTTGACGAGCTGCGGTTGGCTGAAACTGCCGCCCAGCATCCGGTTGAGCATGGCGGTTGTGTCGGGGCTGAGCATGTACTCCGGGCGCGACGGCGATCCATGGACCATCGCTGGCCCTGTATAGTCAACTTCTCCGCCGTGCTGAAGCCGGACACGAGGCGGCGGCGGGGCTGGCCCATTGCCGCCCGTGCCCCCGCTGTCCGGGAGATTGGCCTGAGCGGTCATCTGCGCGCGGGCCTCTAGATAATTTCTTAGCAGCTCCAACTCAGCATCTGTGTATGCGTCCTGGAGACGCAGCCGGTTTCCCCAATGGCCGTCAAGCTGAATGATTTCGTTGTCAAACGCCTGCTGCCTGCGGGTGCGCAGTTCGGCCTCCTGCTGGTCGATCTGCTGCACGCGCCGCAGGTGCTGGTTATACAGTTCCTGCAATTCGCGCTGGTGCGCCTCGGCCATCAACTGCAAGCGCCGCTGGGTATCCTCTGCGATCAGCCGCGTTTCCCGTGCCAGCGCATTCTGTAAGTCCTGAATACGCCGCTGATCCGCCCTCCGGGCCTCCTGGATGCGTTCCGCGTGCGCCTGCTGCTCCTGCTGCAAGCGCTCCTGAAGCTCCTCGGCCCGCCGCTGGGTTTCGATATCGAAATCTTCGCGCTTCTGGTCGCGGCTCTCTCCGAAACGACGGTTCTCCTCCGCGACGGCCCGCGCATCCAGCCGGGCGGCGGCGCTCAGCAGGGTGAGAAGATGCTGCACTTTTGCCCGTCGTTCGGCGCGCTGGAAATCCTCCACGCGGCGGATTTCATCCTGCTGGTAGTCCGTTTGCAGCTCGGCGATGCGTTCCTGGGTATCCTGCGCTTCCTCTGCCTCGCGCTCGGCGGCACTCGCCCGCACCTCGGCGATCTGCCGGGCGGTATCTTCCGTGGCGCGCGCAATGCGCAGTTCCGCATCCTCCACCACCTTCTGGCGGTCGCGCCCGTACTCCTCGATAGTCTTGGTGCGCTGTTCTTCGTAACGCTGTTCTTCTTCCAGCCGTTCCTGCTGGGCATCCTCGGCGATCTGCGCCAGATCCTCCTGATACTGCATCCAGGCGTCGACTTCTTCCTGAGACAGGTTGAAGGGCAGGCCGCCGTCGCCTCCGGTAGTTGCCGGATGGCGCGAGGCGAAGTCTTCCATCTCGACATCTTTTCCAAAGGCGCGGTCGATCATCAGGTTGGTGTTCGAGCGCCGATTCAGCGCCTCTTCCAGCCAGCGGCGATAGGCCTCCTCCCCTGTCTGAAGATTTTTTCCAAACGACTCCGCCGCCTTGCCAGCATCCAACAGGGCTTTAGCCTGGGCTTCTCCGATCAGAGGCCGGATGGTCGTCGCAATCGCCTGAACTGCCTGCCCGATGGCGGCGATGAACGCGCCCAGTACGTTGTTCAGTTTCAGATTGAAGTGCTCAATCTGGAACGCCATGTTGTTCAGCGCCTTGAAGAAATCGGACATGTCCGCGTTTTGAAGACGCTCGTCTCCGGTGGCTCGCCCGATGGCACGCACGCCCTGAAAACCCGCAGCAGTCCCGGCGATAGCCCCTGCTCCTACTGATAACCCCAGCCCCCCGGCAATTCCAAGCCTCGCCAGCGCGCCGAGCGTCTGCACCATCTGCCCTAAAAAGAGCAGCACCGGAGCGCCGACGGCGGTGATGGTGGTCAATCCCGCCCCCATCGTCAGGAGTTCGGGGTTGGTGCGCTGGAGCACGCTGAGGAACTCGGTTGCCTTTTCCACTGCCGGGGTGAGAAATTCGTCCAGAATGGGGGTGAAGCCGGCATCAAGCGCTTCTATCGCGGCATTGCGCGCCCGGTTCATCGCGCCCTGGAAGCTGTTGCCCATGTCCATGGCGCCGCGTTCGGTGGCGCCAACCTTCTCCAGGATGAGGTCAAGCGCGCGGCCTACATCCCCCCCCGATTCCGCCTTGGCTTGTGCGATCACGTTTGGCGTGATGTTGAACAGCCGCTGGAGACTGATCTCCTGCCCGGCGATGAATTCGGCAATCGCGCGGGTCGCATCGCGTGATGCCTTCTCCGTTCCTGCGAACGGCCCCTTCGTACTAAGGCGCGCCGCCCGGCTGACCCACTTATCCAGTTCCGCCGTATTGCCTTGCAGCGACGGCAGCAATGCGGCGGCGGTGGCGTTCACATCCTGCATACTCAGGCCGTACTTGTCGGCCTGCTCGCGCAGTTGGCCCATCACCACAGTTGCTTTTTGTTCATCCCCCAGCATCTCGCGGAACTGAATGCGCATCCCCCGCAGACTGGTGGCAGCATCAATGCCAAATTTCAGGAAACCACCCGCTACCAGCGAGACGCCCAGCAGTTCGCCGCGCAGAGAGCGCAGCGTGCCGGACAACCCCTGGAATGAGCGTCCAGCCTCGCGCGCGTTGCGGTCGGCTGACTGCCCTATTTTCTCGAAGGATCGCTCGACATCCCCGGAGACGCGGCGCACTTCGACCGCCGCCCGGCTTACGCCTTCAGTAGAGATGATGATTGCACCGCGCGCGGTGCCGAGGCTCGCGCCTCCGCCGCCAGCAGCGCCGATTGATCCACTAAGCGGATCCCAGACACCCATGATCCGTTATTCTTCCTTCTCAGCCGGGACAAACCGGTACCCGGCGCCCCGGCCTGATTTCGCCAGCGCCTTCAGCGAGGCCCAGGCCTGCTGCTTGCGCTCTTCCTCGGTGGGCGGCGCGGGCAGTCGAAAGTCCGGGTCGAGCAGTTCGTCCATGCGATACCTCGACTTATACTTCGGGTGTGTATCATCCCCTACGTTATGAGTCTCCTGTGCCGCATTTTCGATGGCCGTCCCGACCATCAGGACGGCCTGGTCAAACTGATAGGCGGCCCATTCGTCACCGACCCGCAGTATGCGGCTGGGCCGCTGGCTGCTCATCCTGGTCAGACTGTACAGCCGCCACATCTCGCGCTTGTTCGTCACGAAACCTACGCAGCGCACTGGTCGGCGCTGTTACCCATGCAAAAAGAAACTGTTGATCCTCAAAATCAATATCATCGATACTGACTTCGTTGTCGTTTTCTGGTTCCCGATCAACAACAACAATCGGTTCCATAAACGCCGAGGCGACGACAATTTCCAGTAGGTCGAAAGCGCCTTTTCCAAGATGAAGGACGGTATCCGGGCGGGGTACTCCCTGCCAAAGGACCTCTGCCGCCAGCCCGGAAAGCGTATCGGGAATTCGGCCCAATTTCAGCAATGCGCCCATATTCACCGGACGCACGCGAGCTTTAAAACCACTCGGAAGGAGGAGTACAACGCCCTCCCGACGAAGTCTGGCAAATTCTTTTCCGGGAGTTGCTTCCAACGTAGGAAGATTTCCATTTCCAGCCATTTTTCCCCCTTACTGGACGGGCGGAATCACCACCGCAGTCGCCGTCTCATGCTCAATGAACTGGAAAGCCTCGTAGGTGTCGTCGTCGACAAACCCGATCTCGAACTCCGGCGTGGCAAACTGCCCGAGCTGCAGCACGGCCAGCTCTACGTCGCTCATGATGCGCGCCTTCGGAATGAAGATATGGAAGTCCCCGGTTCCCTCTTCGGCAAAGGAGCGCCCGCAGATCCCGAAGTGGGGCAGCTTGTGCCCCGCCGGGATCTCCAGCAGGTTGCCCCGGTTGGGTGTACTGCCGGATTCGTTTGCCGTCAGGCCGATGAGGACTTCCAGCACCTCGAAGTCGATCCCCAGGAAGCGGATTCGCGCCTTCCCACCGATTACGCGGGACGCAGTCACGGTAATCTTCCCATCGCCCTCCCCCTCGGCGCTGCGCACACGCATCGTTACGCCATAGAGCTGGACGCTGGGCACATCAACCGCCGCGCCATAGGTATCTGTCGCCGTGTAGGCAGCGACTTTTACATCGTCAAGGTCGTACTGGGGTGCGCCATAACTATCCCAGAGTGTCATGATGTTCCTCCTAAGCTGTTCGCAGCGCGGTGACCTGGTAGTCCTCGCGCTCCACGGAAATGTTGCCCATCGCCGGATCGCGCTGTTCCTGGACGGGATTCCCCGCCCAGCGGCAGCGAAAGGTTCCGGGCACCTGTCTGTCCTGCAGCAGGGCGAAGACCCGCGCCTTCATCGTGTCGATGGAGTCATAGCCTTCGTCCTGGTAAAACCAGATTTCGACGATTTCCCGCGTCGAGGCGGTCTGGAGGCTCGTATCGTGTGCCTGCCCGTCCGGGAGCCGTCCGCGCGATTTCACCAGCAGACACGGTTGGATCACCCCCGCCGATGTATAGGCATCCGGAGTGGTCTCCCGGCTGATGCCCAGCCGCCCGGTCTCGTCCCAGTCCCAGATGCCGCCGGTGGCGGTCGCCAGCAGGGCCCCGTCGGCCTCCAGAATGGTCTTGATCTCGCCGCGCGCGCTCATCCCCCGATCATCCCCTTCACATCCTGCCAGATAACCGGAGCCCACTCGTCGAGCGCCGGGGTGATAATGGCGTAGCGCCCGGAGTTTCGCAGTTCCAGATACACGCCGTAGGTCACTCCGTGCGCCAGGTAGATGACGATCTCGTTGGTCATTGCCTCCACTGCCGTGTGCAGGGCCTGCCGCGCGTTTCCTGTCCGATCTGTCCAGGAGGCATTGTCCCGCATCCAGTTTTGTATCTCCGGCGCGCGCCGCTGGGCGATGCCCAGGATGCCCGCTCGGATCGAGCGCAGGTAGTTGTCGAAAAGCGCTTCCCACGCACTGGTGGGCGTCGTATGCCAGACAAAGCCGGAGCTGCGAACCATTTACTTGCGCGCCTCCGCGATGGCGATCAGCCGGTCTGTGTGCCCGGGCTGGATCAGGATGATTTCGAAAAGCGTGCCCTCGGAGAGGAAGCGGTCGCCCCTCTTCAGGTCCGTATCGTCGATGCTCGGATGCCCTTTGTAGCCGAGCACCATCACCTTCAGCGCGGCGACATCCGAAGCGGGCGTCATCTGCCGCGCGGCAAAGTCGCTCAACGCCTCAATGCGCACGGTCTGATCGCTCACCACCCGGCCATCGATCGACGTGATGATGGCTGAGGACAGCGTCGTCGGCTTGTCGGCGATGATTCGGGCCGTGTCCACGCCCCGATCCCAGTCGTCACGCCATTCTCCGAGCGGCATGGAACTTCCCAGCCAGTGATTGATGTTAGGCATCAGGCACATCCCGGTCGCGGGGCGGCACCGCCCGCATCCCGACAATCTTGACCTGGGTCGATCCACTCGCGGCTTCCTGCTTCCCGTAGGCAAGATTCCGGGCCACATGGTCGTAGACCTGGCTCCGGTTTTCCGTGACCTGCCCGGCCCGGTAGTCGTTGAACTTCGCTGCATCGGCCAGCAGCCATTCCAGCAAGATGATGGTCGTCGCGGAAAGGTCCTCTCCGGCCTCGTCGAAGGCATCCTGCAGTTCCTCATCGCTGAAAGCCTGTGTGGCTCCGCTATCGCCGATTCGCCGCCGCAGGCGGTTCTTCTGGGCCGTCGTCAGATCAGTCACCAGGTACTCCTTCTCGCCGCATCTCGTACCATTTCGCATTCCCGTCGTAGATGTCCACCGGGGGCACCGGCAGGCCCAGCATGGGCATTAACCAGCCGAGCGTCTCTTCGGGCCGCTTCACCAGTCCCTCATAGGTGATCAGAACGTCGAAGAAACCGGTCTCGCGATAGATGTAGGGGTAGGCATTCCGGATCTGGCGCAGGGCTATCTCGATGTCGGGCACGTGCCCGACGGCCACCTGAGAGTGCGCCATGGCATGCCAGTCGCGGGCCATCACGATGGCGATCACCCGGAACCCCTGCTCGACCAGCAGCCGCTGCATCAGACCCAGATCCGGCCATTCACGCCGGTGCGGCACACTGCGGCGCCATACGATCGGCCATTCTTCAGCTGAAGGCAGCACCTGATCGAACGGCTGATCATGCTCCTCGCTGCCCAGGCATCCGGCCAGCAGCAGGATTCGTGTCATCAGCCGCGTCCCGCTCGATTCTGGCCCCAGCACCAGGTAGGCATTCGTCATGAGTAGCGCTCCAGCAGCGTGATCAGCTTCTGTGCAGCGTGATCCCAGGTCTGGTGTTCTCGCAGCCAGGCGGCAGCGGCCAGGCCCTTTTGCCTGGCCTCCTCCCGGTTCTCGTAGCACCAGCGCAGTGTTTCAGCGATCTCGTCTTCGTCCGGATTGGCCCAGTCGCCGCAGACATCCGTTGCGCTCGGCGGCACCGGGCCCATTGTGTATTTCTCGACGGGAATGGCCCAGTGGTCGATGCCATCCTCCAGGCCGCTGTAGCGCAGCGCGATCACCGGCAGTCCCATCATAGCCGCCTCGCGATGGGGCATCCCCCACCCCTCGCCCCGGGACGGTATTGCCACCAGATCCGCCTGCGCATAGACATCTGCCGGGTTCTGCACATCCTCTCGCCAGAAGGCGATGCGGGGATCTTTCTCTACCGCGCCCGCCATGAGCGCGATCAGATCAGCGCCGACGGGCCGCGCCTTGAAAAGCAGCCGCACAGGATCCTGCCGAGTAAAGGCCTTCCCACAGGCGCGGAAAACGGCATCCCACGCCTTGCGCAGCCCCCGGTCACCCAGCACCAGGATGGTGTAGGGATGGTGGCTGTTTCGGCGCGGTGCGATCATCGGGAATTCTCCCGGCTCTGTGCCGCCTGGAATGACATGGATAGGCACGTGCACGCCACCTTTCTGGAACACCTCGGCATTGTGCGCGCAGGGCACCAGCAGCCGCTCTGATTTCTCGTTGATATGCTGCGCCCATCCCGATTTGATCTTCGTGCCTTCGCACATGGTGAAGGCCCACTGCCGACCGGCGATGCCTTTCAGGTTGTGTGGCGGCATGCAACTGATCGTCACGCCGGAGAAGTCAAGGCCAGCCATGCGCTGCGCCCATCCGGGCAGCTCCTCGATCTGCTTCAGCAGCACTGGCGTCACGTCGACGCCCTGGCGTGCCAGCGCGCGGATGAAATACAGCCCGAAGCGGCCATAGCCATCCACCTGATCGAAATGGAACTGCATCCAGTTGACGTGCATCGCTGGCCCTGTCGCTTTCCTTTTTCCTCGACCTAGCTCAGGTCGGGATCGACCCACTCGGTCGCGCCGGCGGCGATGTAGCCCGCCACTCCGTTGGTGCGATCGTTGACTCCCACGCCGTGTCCCGCCTCAAACTTGATGTAGTCCAGTTCGGGGTTGACATCGCTGGTCACCTGCGGCTTGGCCATGATGCCGAAGCCGATGCCCGGCTCCTCGCGGACGGCCAGCCCGTTGCGCGGATTGTTGATGCCATACGAGCGGGTGGCTAAGGCGTAAGCTGTGGGGATCACCTCGTCATAGCGCAGCTCCGCCACGCCCCATTTCTTGCTCTTCCAGTAACCGAAGAGCTCGCCGGGGATGCCATCCGCCTCGCCGGCCGCAACCCGCACCGGGGCATTGGTATTGCCGGAGATGACGGTCAGGTTCGCCGGGTTCAGCTCGACGAACTCGCCGCTGGTGGAGTAGGCGACCACCGTGTCGAGGTCATCCTCGGAGACCAGGATCTGAAGGTTTCCTCGGTGGCCGTGATGGCGCAGTTCTTCCATCATCGACTCGATCAGGTCGTTGTAATCCACTCCCGAATCCGAGTCGTTCTTCACGACGAAGTGCGTATGGGAGCTGCTGAACACCCGCGAGCCATACTGCGGCGGAATGAAGTTCACATTCATCCCGGTGCCGATGGCCCAGGGCACGTCGTAGCCATTCGTGCCGATGAGGTTCTCATCGTTGGTCAGGGAACGCCGCAGCAGGTCATAGTGTACCCGCGTGAACCAGCGGTCGCGGATCAGCATCAGATCGCCGTCGATCTGGCTGCGGAACGCGCGCCGCAGGTAGAGCGGCGTCCATTCCACCGCGTCTTCATAGTCCCACAGCGGCAGCATGTTGCCATGCTGCTCCGTGCGGACGCCGTCGGCGCGCTTGAACTCGGCTTTGCGCGGCGTCTTGGTACGGCTGGTCTGCCCCACCGTCGCGATGGCATACTGGTCTTCGGTCCGGAAGTACAGCCCGCCGAACCGCTGCTCCAGCTCTTCATTCACCTCGCCCAGTATGGCAGCCGATTCGGCGATCACTTCTTCCGCCGAACGGCCATCCTGAAGCTGAAACCTCAGGACCTCGCTGCCGTCAATGCCGGTCGGTACTGCGATATCGATGAGCGCTCTTGCGCCTAGAAGTGGCATGATCTTTCTCCTCGTAAGTCAGTTCTGGTTATGTTCGCTCTCGTCATCAGCCCCCGGCTGTTACGAACTTGGGTCATTCATCTCCGGGAGGACGAAGAAGGCCGTCGCTGATTCGGCGTAGCCGATGATGCGGCTCTGCGTACCGGCGGCGTCCGCCAGCTTCCCGGCTGTATCGCTCAGATACCCGTTGGCGCCGGGAGTCAAGCTGCTGAAGCCCTCCACCGGCCCGAAGACACACACGGTGCAGTGGTCTCCCGCCACACCGGCGCTTTTGCCGCCCTCGATGGCGACGATCAGGCCGATTCCTCGGCCCGTTGCGGCAGATACGTTAGCGTCCGCCTTCTCGATATCGCCGTCGCTGGCGATATACACCGCGTCGCCGGGCGCGGCAGCGCCGCCCAGGTCAAAGCCCCGGGTACGGCTGCCGTCCAGGGGGCGGACTTTTGCTGCGGTTACAGTCAGGTCTGTCATGATTGGATGACCTCCTGGGTCGAAGTTTCGAAAATACGTCTATGGGCTGGCTTAGATGCCGCGCTGCTTGCGCAGGTCCTTAGCCTTTTCGGCCAGTTCCTCGCGCCAGTTTCCCGGACGGCCCGTGCCGCCGGACTTCGACGCGTTCGGACCCGCCAGTTCCTTCACCACCGCCGAAGACAGCGCCTGGTACTCCTCGCCGCCCGTGTACTGGGCTAGGGCCTGCTCTACCTTCGCCAGCTCGGTAGCCCCAGCCATCTCCGCCAGCACCGCGCGGCGCACGGTGATCCGCAGGGCGGCCAGCTTCTGTTTGGCTTCCTCCGTGGCGGCGTCGAAGGTCACTAGCTCGGCGATCTTCGCGTCCAGTCCGCGGTTGAACTCCTTGACGCTGAGCGTATCCAGCGTCTTGTTTGCTTCTGCCAGCTCCTGTTCCAATTGCTTGACGCGATCTTCCTGCCCCTGAGAAACCTGCCACTCCTGGACAATCTGCTCGCGCAAGGCCACCGGAACATCATCCGCCGTCAGCTGTGTGATTAGCTCTTCTCTGGTCATGTCGTGTTCGTCTCCTGTTTCATCTGACATCTGCGCTGTGATAGTCCACTTCCCATCCAGCGGGAGCGCCGCGCGCTCGTAGGGGGCGAGATCAAGCTGCTCCAGCCTGAACTCCTTGAGTCGGTAGGTGCCCTTCTTGGCATCTGTCATCTGGCGCACCCCGGCGCCGTAGATGCTGGTCGCTGCGCGGCCATTGGTCGCGATCAGCACGCGGTAGTGCTCTCGCACCGCCTCTTTGCTCTTGGGGATGTAAGCCTTCGCCCACGAGCTGCCGTTGTGCTGCGTCGCACCCACCCAGTACGAATCTGGAAGCGGATAGGCGGATCTCCGATCCTCCTCCCGGAGGTGGCCCATGATCCCGGTTTTGACGCCGTCATTGATCTGCCGGACGATGGACTCCCCGAGTGCGTCATCGTGCTCCAGGCCACTCCTGCTTACCATGCCGCTGCGGCTGACCTCCAGACTCATAAAAAAGGGGGCCGGGTCGATCTCCTTCAGCCCGCTCAGGACCTCGTCCGGGACAGGGATATCGGGAAATTTCCCTTTGAATTCGGTGACGATCATCTCGTGCACCGGCCCCCGGTGCTCCTCACCCGCCATCTGGGCTACGTAATCCAGGCTGACTTTCTTCCACTGGGAGCGGGCATCGAAGGTGGTGGCATCGCCTACCTTCATGCCGATCTGCCAGTACTGATCCCCCTCGCGGGCGATCACGTAGTGCTCGAACACGTCGCGCACCCACAGCCAGTTGTCCGGCTGCTTCCCCTTGTTGAAGGTCGCCTCGAAGCTTCTGCGTACGCTGGAGATGAAATCGTCGAGCGATCCGCCGATCTGCCTGATTGTCTTGGTCATCGTTTAATCTCCATCTGCTCCACCGGGACTCCCGGCAGGTAGCCATTGATTGCCACCAGCATCAGCGGCGCCTTATGCCAGAACCGGATGCCGGGCGCATCCAACCCCTGAAAATCCGCTTCCCTCCACACGCTCAGGTGCGCTTCGCTGCGCGCGCCGTCGAGCGCGTTCTGGCGGTAGCGCTCCGGATACTGGATCAGCAGGTAGCGCGTCCGGTAGATCAGGAAGTGCAGCAGGTCCAACCCTGCGCTCTTGCGGTGGTGCTCGATCACATCGCCCAGGATCACAAGGTCGTATTCGGCCTCGATATCCTCCAGCAGGTCGATGGCAGGCATGATCCGCACCTCGTCATAGCGGCTTCCTAGATCGAAGCGGTCCACATAGGACGGCTCAACCTCGACCGCGATCAGGCGCGCGTGGGGCAGGGCAGCACGCACCAGGCACGCCCACTTTCCGGCCCCCGCGCCGATGTCCAGCACGGTGCGCGCGCCGGTGCAGGCGAGGAAGGCCGCCGCCTCCCGATCTAGCAGCGTGCCGGAATGCGGCATCAGTCCCTCTCCTCAATGGGCGCTCTTGTGCCGATCTCCGCTGGGTCCAGCGGTTGCGGGCCCACAAACGGCAGGTTCCAGCGCGGCACCCATGCCGGGAAATTCCACGGAAGTTTCTCCTGCGGCTTTTGGCCCTGGCCTACCCGCTGGTAGTTCAGGCCTTTCAACTGCCGTGTTGGGCCATCCTTCAGGCCCTCGTAATGGAAGATGGGCAAGTGGGGGGCCGTGATCAGATCACGCCGTTGATCCGGGTCGGTGTTGTGCCGCTCCCGCCATCCGGCGCGTGCCATCGCGGCATCGAGCGATTCGTGCACCCGCCCGGAGTAGCGCACTCCCTCTCCGAGCCGGAAGACCCGCAGCTGGAAATCCGGGTAGAGGGTCGGGCAGTAATGCTCGCGGTCGACCTCGAAGTTAATGCGGGGCAGCCGCACCGCTTTGTGCTGCTCCAGAAGCGCCGCGACGGCGTCGATGTGCTCCGGGAACATCAGTTCATCTGGGTCCAGCCGGATCAGGGCGTCGTAGCCCGCGCTCTCGGCCAGATCAATGAGCGTGTTCATGTGAGCGCTGAAGTCCCAATCGAACTCCCGCTTCTGCACCTTGCCCTTCAGTTTCTTGATCACGGCGGCGCTGCCGTCCTCACTGCCGCCATCCAGGGCGACCAGCCCGGCCAGTGACTCGGCACGTAGGGCAGCGGGCAGATGCAGCTCCAGCCAGGGCTGTTCATTTTGAAAGGCAACCGCCAGGCACAATTTCATCTTACAACTCCCTCCTACGGGAATGGCACCGGTTCAATCGGTGCGAAAACTTCCAACTGCCGCAGCAGCATCCGAACGAATTGCTCCAGCAGCAGCGGGCCAACCAGGTCGAGCAGCAGGCTGCGCTGCTTTCGAACCTCTGCCCGGAGATCGGCGATCACTGTGCCCGCTTTCTCGCCGGTGTTCCAGCGCATCGAGCACAGGCAGTGCGGGTGCGCGGGCGGGATTCGCACGTCCCCCCCTTTGAGGTAAGGCCCTCCGGCGGCCAGATCATCGCAGACATCCGGCTTCGGATGGCTTCCCGACAGCACCCAGTCGAAGGTCTCGACGAACGGGTTCATGTTGGCCGCCATAAAATCGGCCTGCGCATGCGCCCGGGTGATCTCTGTGCGGGCGAGCCGCATGGCGTCTGCCGAAGCATCCTGCCCGTAAGGCCGGTCCGTGCGGAGCAGCTTCCGACCGGGAAGAAGGAAATCCTCCAGATCCCCGGCAATCGCCATCGCCGACCGCCCCTCGCGGATGCCCTCCTCGATCAGGGCGTCAATGCGCGCCCGCGTCCGCACGCTGGTATCCCAGATTCGATCGGAAAGCCGGTAGCCTCGCTGGTCAAGCCAGGTGTGGGCCGGGTCGTAGGCGGCGAACGGGTTCGGACGCCAGACTGCGCCGGTTTGCTGGGAGACTCGCCGCGCAGCCTCAAATGGATTCCCACGGGCCCGGCGCATTCGTGCCAGGACGGCAGGCTCCCTGGCCAGACGCTTCTGGATGTCGCGCGCATGCCGCTCGACGGCCAGACGGGTCACGCTGGTGATGTGTCGCCACAGCACCCGCATGTAGGGACTGAGCGGGATCACCTCCCCACGCACCACCGTGAACGGCGCGAGCTGCCCGCCGCTCTCCTGCAGCAGGTACAGGCGGGTCACCGCCCCCTGCACGGTCCGCCGAACCTGCGCCTCCCCGGTCGCAGGAATCGAGCCGTCCGGCCCTGCTGCTGCTGTTAAGGTGCCCCGCGCGCTATCGGCCAGCCCCTGGAAGAGTCTCTCCAGGTCGCGCTCATTCTGTGTCATGGCAGCCAGAAAGCGCTGCCGGTATGTGCGTGCCATTTACGCGATCCTTGCCGTCGGCGACCGTTCCCGCTGCTGCCGCTCCTCGCGGGCCCGGCTGACCTCATCGCTCGATTCCTTATCGAGACGTCGCTCGAACTCATCCCGTCTCTCTCTCGCCTCTTCCTGGGCATCCCCGACTTCGCCCGCCGGATCGTCTACCAGGTCCAACTGGGTCAGGGTGGTCTCATCGGTGATCAGGCTGTGCTGCTTGGCGAAGGCAAGCCGCGCCAGCTTCTGCGTCTGATCCTCTTCGACGAGCGCGGGCCAGGTAATCTGCACCGGCGCGACCACAATGCGCGGATCGGTGAGTCGCCGCATCCGGAGCCAGACATCAAACAGCTCGAGCAGTCCCCCTCGTGCCTCGCGACCGAGAAGATCGTCGGCACCTTCTCCCTCCAGCCGCTGGCGCCGCCCGGTGATGAACATCACAAACGGCGTCATCTGCGTCTCCGCGCTGGCTTTGCTGCTGGCGATGGCGTTTCCCCAGATGAATTCGGGGATATGCGTCTTATCCAGCATCAGAAGGAAGAGCAGCTTCAGTGTATTCTTCAGGTCCTCGGTAAAACCTGGCGTCGGCCCAGCGAACTTGAAGCTGCCTCCCTTGCCGAGGAAGAGCGCCGCGAGCCGGTCGAATCGGATGACCTTACGCGTCTCGCTGTTACCTTCGGTGTCGGTGTAAGTCTCATCTTCGGCAGTGGCGTTGGCGTCGATGGTCTCGTCGATATCCTCCAGGCCCTCGAAGACCGGGATGGGGTTGCCCATGATCTCGACGCCGTCGAGGCCCTTCTCCAGCAGGTCGTCATAGCGCCGGAACAGCCGCAGCAGGCCCTCGTAAATGGGGCGGCCATACTTCTCGTTGCGCCCCTTATCGTTGGCGAAATGGATTACTGGCAGGCGACCGATCAGGTTGGCATACTGCAGCACTTCATCTCGCTGGCCCGCACGTTTGAGGGTGAGCGTGCGCCCATCCATCCGGTATTCATCGAGGATCGTCACCTTCTCCAACTTCGTCTCGAAGCGGTATCCGGTGAGCTGGCCGTGATCATCCTCCAGCATCGTCACCTGCTCCGGCGAGGGGATGGTTAAGACGCCGTCCGGGTTCACAATGATGTACTGGTCGCCCAGGCCGAGATGATCTTCATACAGCAGAGTCATATTTGCGATCTCCGCCGCGACCAAACGGCTCAGCACATTGTTGGTGTACGCCACGCCCTCGCTCTGATGGGGAGTGTTCAGCGTGGCTGTAAAGCCCTGGCCCAGAACCCAACTCGCGATGGTCTCGACGATCGGCTGGGCGAACAGGCCGCCCAGCTCGTAGCCCTTGGCCTTGCCGCGACGCAGGGAGTCCCAGAACTTGTAATCGGTGCGCGTGCGGTCGATGGAGATTCGCGGGCGCCACAACGCCGCCACCTGGGACGCATAGCGCCCGATGATTTCCCGGACAGGCTCCAGCCGAAGGACATTGCGTGCCACAAATTCGCGTATCACCGCCGCCCGCCTCGATCCCCATAGAGACCCACCGCCGCCACCCGCTTCACAGATTGTTTTGTCGGGCCATTCGCCGCCCAGACGGCCAGCGCC